TCGTGAACCCGATATAGGGTTGGTCGGAGAAGTTCACGTTATCCCATGCATTGCGGACGCCGCTGATCATCAGGTAAGTCGTGGCGGGAAGCGCCCAGGGCAACCGGTATTGGAACACGATGCCACCGGCACCACCCCATGCGGTTGAACCGCCCCCCGACCAGGACTGCGAGCCGGCGATGAATCGAGCAACCCGATAGCCGCTGTCGTAAACAACTTCAGCGCCCGCGTTCTTGATCCGCATCCCCCACTTATCGGTCGATGGCCTGGGCTCAGTAGTACAGGCTGAATACCTGCCAGTGCCCGAGGCACCAACAGTCCCTGGCATGTTCGTCACGATCACAGCAGACCAGCCAGTCCAGTTACCTGACCGGCCGGAATGATTGAACGAATGGAAATGCCCAGCACCATTGGGATTCACGAACACTACCGGAGGCGCCTGAGATGTGATCGGCGTCGGGTATGAAACGCTTACGCCGCCGCTACCTGCCCGCTGATACGTCCCGTTGTGAATCTCAAATAACGCGCTGCGCGCCTCATCAATGACGACCTGGCCTGAGTTACCGCGAAACCTCCCCCCATAGCTCATTTGGTATGTGCCGCCCATATATGCATTGGTTGATCGACCTGCCCTGAATACTTGCGTATGAGCCGCACCCGAGCATTGGGATAACTGCCCTCGACACGGTATTCGGGTAGCGGAATGTGAGACGGCAGGTTGCCGTTGTAAAAGGTCACAACGAGAAAGCCTCTTGCCGGATCAAACTCCGGCAGAGGCACCGTCAGGTTATAGGCCCCTGGGAAGGAAGCCACGATGTTCAATATCGTGGTTATCGTGAACTCGTTAGAGTCCACGGTCTTCTTCCCGTACTGGTCTTTTATTATCAGGCTGCGCATCAGTCGAGTTTCCCGATAGTGATCCTGTCTACGTTGTTTTCGTCATAGACGACCAGCCGATTACTCGAGATCGTCATCCGCCCTTGGTTGTCCAGCGGGCTGTTGATTTCGAAGTCGTTGGTCACGAAGTTGATACGGATGCCGCGTGAGCCAGCTACATAGTCGGGTGACCTCAGCTCGCCGGTAACGATCAGGCGCTCAATGTCGGCGCGCCGAATCATCGCGCTGTCGATGAACGTCTGGCCGTTCTGCACAACGAACGGCGCAACCGCTCCGCCACCTGTGGCATTCAGGATCGAGAAGAGGTTGGCGCGGATGGCGAACGTCGACTGCACGACGCCACCCTGCTCCTCGAGCCCCAAGCCAAAGCCAGCCCACTCGTAAACGCCGCCCTGGGCGATCTGCAGCCTCACGGCCCACATGGTTGATAAATCGCCGTTCAGCTTCGCCACCGCATTGGCGGTGACTTGCACCGCCGACGACGCATCGCCGGCCACCGCCTGCACCTGCTGGACCTGCTGGGCGAGCGCGCTGTCCGCGTTCGCCCGGGCCTGTTGCTCTTGGGTCAGCTGTGCCGAGGTGGCCGCGCCGTCGGCTGTCGCCTTCACCTGGTCGATACGGGTGCCCAACGCCTCATCGGCGCTCGACCTTGCCGTCGCTTCCTGGGTGATCGCGGCGACATTGCCGTCGACGCTGGTTTTCAGCTGCGTCAGCTGGGTGGCCGTTGCCTGGCGATCGGTGACCACAACCTGCGTCAGCTCGGTGATTCTCGCCGAGTTCTGCCCCACCGATGCGTCCAGCGTGGTGATGCGCTGTGCCAGCGCCTCGTCTTCCGTGGCCCTGACCTTGGTTTCCTCGACCACCTGCACGACCGTGTTCCAGCCACGCAGCGCATCCTCCAGGTCGCCAGCACCGTCATCGCTACGGGCCGCGGCGCGCAGCACTTCCAGCGTGCTCGCCTGGGCTTGCACCTTGCCGTCGACGGCGCTGATGTCCGCCGCGTTCTTCTGCACCTGCTGAGCCAGGCCGTTTGCCGACTCGACCGCCTGCCCGACGTCAAGCCAATAGGCTGCGTTCGGCGGCGCAGTATCGCGCGGCACCGCCTGGATAGCCTGGTACAGCCTGCGACCGTTTGGCCCGCCGCGCACCGTGTCGCCAGGGGCGTAGGTGAGCGCCGGGTCATAGGCCAGCGCGTCGACGAGATCGCCGATCTGCTGCTCGAGCTCTTCCCGCACTTCGTTCAGGCGGTCGTTGACCGAGCCAGGCCCATCACCGTCGATCAGGTCGATACGCTCGGCCAAGTGCTGGCCAAGCGCAGAGGCGTTGACACGCTCGGCGAAGTAGGCGTCGTACTTGCTGACGTCCGTGCTGCTGATACCGTCGATCCAGGCCGTCCAGGCGCCGACGTTGCCGGTGCGGTCGACCAGCCGGGCACGGAACCAGAAGCGCACACCGGCAGCCAGGCCATGCAGTTCGTGCTCGCTCTGCGGGTAGGCGAAATCGCCCAGCTTCAGCGCGTTCTGGCCGGTGGCGTTGTTGGCGTACTCCACTTCGGTGCGCTGGGTATCCTCGACGCCTTCCGGGAACAGCCATTTCAGGCCGATGCCGAAGATCAGTGGTGTGGTGGTCAGCGAGGCCAGGGCCGGCGGCAAACCGGTCTTGCCCTCAAGCTGGGTCAGCATCGAGTCGCGCCAGATCGACGACACGTCCCAGGCGCTGACAGCGCGCACCCGGGCAACGTAACCGCCGGTGTAGATGCCGACGACATCGACGCTCAGGGCGCCGCTACGTGGCAAGCGGATCCAGTTGCCCGAATCCTTGCGCCACTCGACGTCATACGCCACCGCGCCCGACACGCTCGGCCAGGCGATCGTCATCGTGTTAATGGCGATGCCCTGATCCAGACTGTGAAACGCCGTAATGGCCACGCCGGCCGGCGCCTCGATGCTGCTGATCGGCACCACGCTGATCGGCCGGGTTTCCAGCCGGGCGCCAGTGTCGATCGCATCGAACTTGCTCGGCTCGTACTGCAGGGCGTCGATGGTGTAGTTGCCGTCCGCGTCGCGCGCCACCTTCATCACCCGGTAGAGCTGGATGCGCAGGTCATCCGCATCAACCGCCCACACCAGCTGCGGCGCCGGGGCCTCGCTGTAGTCGGTGGTGACGGTCACCTGGCGGCCGGCGACCAGGCGCACAGTCCGGCCCTCGGCCTTGCCGCTCGGGAGGTTGAGGATCAGCCGGTCACCCGGCTTGACCTGCGTGTCACGATCCAGAGTGATCACGCGGCCAGCGACTGCCGAGATTCGCCCGCCGATCTCCCGACCGGCCAGCAGCGAGTCCGCCACCGGGATCACGTAGCCAGGGAGCGGGATGCGCCCCTCCAGGCCGGTTTTGAAGTTCACCGTCCTGTCTTGGGTGTTGGTCAGCAGCACCCATTTGCCACGGCGCTGGGCTTCGCTCTGCCGGGTGCAGCCGATGGCCGAAAGCTCGACGGGGCGGTCGCCATAGCGGCGCTGCAGGCGCTTGTCGGTAACCGGCACCACGTCGGTGTCGTAGTTGTTTTCAGGGTTGTCGAAGCTCACCAGCGCGCGGCTGTAACGCGTGCGCGCGGAACCGCTGCCATAGGTGAACTTGCCGTCGACCACATTGCCGCGGGTGAACACGTAGTCGAAGTCGGTCTCGCGCGGCATATCGGCCTGGCTCATGAGCTGGCCCTGCGACCAGTACGTCATGCCGCGGTAGATCGCCGCGATGTCGCGCAGCAGCACCCACGCCTCGGCTTTTGCCTGCAGGTTCAGGTCACACAAAAACCGCGGCTCCTGCCCGCCCTTGCCGTCATCGACCAGCTGGTCGCAGTACTGCGCAATGCGGTACAGCTCCCACTTATCGACCATCCAGGGTTTGATGCGTCGGCCCAGGCCGAAACGATCATTCACGCACAGGCCGTAGGTGATCCAGGCCGGGTTGTTCGTCCAGGCATTCTTGAAGGTGCCGTCCCATACGCCGCTGTAGGTGCGAGTATCGGGATCGTAGTTGCTGGGCACCTGAAACTTGCGCGCCTTGCACTTCACGGTCACCGCCGGAATGTTGGTGAACTGCTCGGCGCTGAACTCAATGAACAGCAGAGCGGTGTTCGGGTACCGCAGCTTGGCGTCGATCACCTCGGACAGGCCGGCGATGATCATGGTGTCGGCGATACGGTTGTTGTTCTGGTTGGCGGTCAGCCTGCGAACGCGCAACTGCCAGCCGGTTTCAGCCTTCGGCAAATCGATCCGGCGAGAGCGCTCGTAACGGGTGGTGGTCTTGCCATCGACTGCTTCGCGCAATGCCTCGACATACGCGCCGCCGTCGGTGGCCACGTCCACCGCATGGAGTATGCGG